CTTATACCTAGACAACTTTTGGAAGAAGTTAGGTGAAGACCTTGGCAACCTTGTTTATCTGCCTCAAGTCATCATCGAGCATTGCCATCCACTAGCAGGCAAAGCCGAGTGGGATGAGGGCTATCGCTCTGTCAATGCTCGTGAGGTTTATTCATTGGATGCCTTGGCCTATGACTTCTACATCAAGAGCGAGGACTATCAAGTCCTCTTGCGAGATTTATTGAAATGAAAGCAATTGCCTTCTCCTTATATGGCAATAATCCGCGCTACAACATCGGAGCTATTAAGAATGCCATCCTTGGGTCGCGCTATTTCCCTTTTGAGGATGGCTTCCGCTTAGTTTTCTATTGTGGACAGAGCGTTGATGAATGGGTCATTAGCACTTTGAATCTTGTCAAAGGCGTGAAGATTGTGAGAATGAGTGAACTGGAAGACAACACTGCAAGGTTATGGCGTTATCTCGCTTTCTCTGACACGCAATTTGAGGTCGTCATCTGCCGTGATGCTGATGCTCGTCTTTCATTCCGCGACAGAATAGCGCACGAAGAGTGGAGGCAATCAGGTCTTGATTATCACATCATCAAAGACCACAAGATAGGTCACAACTATCTTATCAGCGCAGGGATGTTTGCCGGCAAAACCGACAAGTTGCGCGATATGGCGCAACTAATTGCTTTCAATGAAATAGAGGATTACTACACAACCGACCAAGATTTTCTCGCATCTGAAATCTATCCGAGAGTCAAGAACTCAGTTCTCATTCACGATCCGTTCTTTGCAACACCTATTGAGGGCGATTCAATAAGAACCACGATTGGCTTTAATGCGCCGACTCCAACTTCACACATCGGAGCAGCTCTTGATGCCAATGACCGATTCATCTTTGACATTGACCGCAAGGCACAACTAGATTTCTGTGATTCGCAGTTTTACAAATACGAGAGCGACAGGTGGGGGAAATGAAAATCTTGATTACAGGCGATTCAGGCTTTGTCGGCACTAATTTTAAGAAACACCTAGACTCAAAACTCAATAACATCACAGGCATTGACATAAAGAACGGGCGCGATGTCAGGGATTTCTTTGCCAAAGATGACACAAAGTTTGATGTTGTGATTCACTTGGCAGCTATTGTCGGCGGGCGAGCAACCATTGAGGGCAACCCCTTGAGCGTTGCTGCTGATTTGGCTATTGATGCAGACCTCTTCCAATGGGCTTTGCGAACGCGCCCTGGACACATTGTCTATTTCTCATCAAGCGCTGCTTATCCCATTTATCTGCAAAAATTAGAATATAAGCAGACTCTCAAAGAGTTTGACATAAACCTTGAGCATATCCGCACCCCTGACTTGACCTATGGTTGGGCGAAGTTATCAGGCGAAATGCTTGCCTCTTATGCTCGCGCTCAAGGTTTGAAGATTTCAATTCTTCGCCCATTTAGCGGATACGGAAGCGATCAAAGCCTTGACTATCCGTTCCCATCCTTTATCAAGCGAGGCAAAGAGAAGGCAACTCCTTTTGATGTTTGGGGTCGTGGAACGCAGGTGCGCGACTTCATCCACATTGACGATGTCGTCAAAGCAACCTTCGAGGCAATCACAAATGATGTCAAGGTTGCCAATTTGTGTTCAGGTCGCCCAACCTCATTCATTCAACTCGCAGAGATGGTGATGTTGCAGGCAGGCTATTTGGCTCAAATAAGAACCAACCCGAAGGCACCTGTTGGGGTTGCCTATCGGGTCGGGAATCCTTCTAGGATGCTTGAGTTCTATCAACCAAAGATTTCTTTGGAAGAAGGCATCGCTCTTGCCTTAGCAAGTGACTAGAACTGTTCCTCCATTTTCTTGATTCTGCGGTTGATGTATTTAGGCCCTGCCCAATCCATAAACCATTGAGGGAAGATAACCGCGCTTGGTTGGCGTTTTGGCATAAATAGAACCATCAGAAGCGGAATCCAAAAGCCATAGAAGGCTGACATAAGTGGCCAAAAGATAACGCTTCGGCCGATGGCAAAGGCGTAGAACGCGGTGAAGAATACGATTAGCAAATCCCATCCATTCATCTAGCACCATCCCATCACAGGGGCAGGCTCAATGTCTTTGACAACTTCATAGAACTTGCCATTTTCGTGCATTGATCCTGCGGTGACTACATATCCATTGAACTTAATATCAACACCATCGCGCAATTTGCCAGGATATGTGGGCGCAGTAGCTTGATAGTAGAGATGCAGACCATCGCCTGTTTCTACTGTGAATGTGTTGGTATCTAAGCCTTCGGTTGTTCCGCCATTGCGATAGTCAACATCAAAGACAACAAGACCTGATGGCGCACAAGCAATGGCAATGTTGAGAAGCGGTGACTTGCTAAACCATTTATTGACAACCTTCGGGTCATTGCTCGCCGATTTGTAGCCTTGCTTTGCTATTGGAAAGAATGGCGTTTTCTGTTGAGGATAGCAAGGCATCACATACCAACCGCGTTCGGCAAAGGCAGTTGCAATCTCGGCAGTCGTCATTTAACTAACCCCCAAAGCAAATTTGAAGCAGTGTCGTGGAAAGCGGTCAATGTCTTATTGCCTTCTTCTTCTGCTTGATGCAACTGCTTCAAGTGCCACTCAAGCAAAGTCTGAATGTCTAACTTTTCCTGTGTTGTCATTTGACGAACTCCTTTAAGAAGTCATTGATGGCTTCTGAAACTGTCTTGCCTTCTGACCGCGCCTTCGCCTGCGCCCTTCGCCACAACTGCTCTGAAACTCTAATTGAACGAATCTTTTTCATTTAGCCTAATCTCTCTTCTGTTCAAGATAAACAATGGCGGTTAAAAGTTCGATAGCGCGATATAAATCTGTGATAATTTGTTGCTCTTCGGGATTGGTTGCATCAATAGATACACGAAGAGATTGAATAATTCTTGATACATTGCTTTTGTTTGTCATTATGCCAACGCCTTAACAAGTGAGTAATACTTCTCGCGGGCTTGATCAAAAGTTGGAGCGTGGGCAATAACGCTGAAATACTTGTCGTCTTTATTTTGCAGCGAAATAATCCAGTCACCCTTGCCACCTGATACGCTGACAAACTCTAAGCGCCACATTGCATCAAAACTAATATATTTTGAGCGGGTTACTTGCAATAACTTGCTTTCGTTGATTTCCATCTTCTTCTTCCGTTTCTTGGAGCTACTACCTTTCGCCCCAATAAGATGACAATAACCTATGTGTGGGCGTTTGTCCATACGCTACTAATAGACCCATTCGGCGTGTCGGACTAGGATGTCAGTCCTTCCCCTCATACTTAGGGCAACACGAAAGGGGAACTTATGCAATACGCACTCTTTGGCGGTCTGATGGCCGTTCTAGGGCTTCTGTGGGCTATTTTAGCCCTCCACGATGACCCATTGAGAGAAGGTATCAGACAGGCGCAGGCGTGGTCTAAGAACCAAGACAGGCTCAAGAAGGTGCTTTCCGAATGAGCCTATTTTCAGTCCACAACGCCTCTGATGGCTCATTTGTCGTCTATTTAGAAGAACAGGATGCCAACCTAGACCTCTTGGAAGATGTCGTAGGTCAGGTGCCTTTGTTGGCTTTATCTCGCCTGGCAGAGCATTCTCGCCTAGAAGTTATCAATCAACCTGAATCCGCAAGGCTTCTCGACAAGGTGCGCCAGCAATTGCCTGATGTCACAGTCAAGGTCGCGCAAATCAATGAGGATGAGGCGTTGGCATTGGCCGAGGCTCTTATTGATTCAGTGAAGTTTGCCCGCGCCATTGCCGGTCGCCCGATGAAACTTGAGTTGGTCAAGTAATGGCTAACCCGAATGGTCGCAAAGGGGCTGCATTTGAAATCGGAGTTCTCAAGTGGTTGCGATCTCGCGGTGTCAATGCTGAGCGTTTGCGACTATCGGGTAGCAGAGATGAAGGCGACATCATTGCCATAATCGCAGGCAAGAGCTATGTCCTTGAATTAAAGAATCGCAAATCATTATCACTGCCAACCTTTTGGGATGAGGCTGTGGCTGAAGCGAAGAATTTTGCCAAGGCGCGGGGCCTGAGCCAAACCCCACCGGCATTTGTTGTTGTTAAGAGAAGAAACTCATCAATTGAGAAAGCCTTCGTCATTCAAGACTTTGAGTCTTGGTTAGGTGAAAGGCAATAGTGAATGCTCTCCAACACTTCTATCCTGCGCTCCCACTTCTTCCCGAAGCGAGTTGCAAAGGCATTATCAACCCAAACTTATTTTTTCCTGAATCAAAAGAACAAGAGGCAAAGTGCCTCCCAATCGTGCGCACAATTTGCGCAGGTTGTCCTGAACGAAAGGAGTGCTTGGACTACGCGCTCAAAGAACAGATACCTCACGGAATTTGGGCAGGCACCACGCCTGCACAACGAGGATTTGGGCAAGGATTTAAGAATAGGAAAACAGGGCGAGTCAATCGCGCTAGTGCAATCCGATCCTTGCATTCTTTTGGGCGAACACCCAAAGAAATCGCAGCTACTATGAAAATCGAATTGAGTTATGTCACTCAGGTTCTCAAGAGAAGCGCGAAATTAGAAGGAGAATCCCAATTACTCAAAGAAGAAAAACACTCAGGGGAATCATCATCATCATCGGAGTCAGCGCAATGACCTCAATGTTTGTTAACGCAGCATTTGCGCCACAACCGGCAATTCCTGCCAGCATTATCTACAAAGAAAGACCTATCTTAAAGCAGGTCGATGCCAAGCAATTGGCAAAGAAATTGCTGACAAAGAAAGAGTATTCCTGCCTTGCAAAATTGCTTGGTAAGGAAAGCGCCTGGAGGTCAGAGGCTAAAAACCCTACTTCCAGCGCGAAAGGCATCGGACAACTTCTTGATGTCACCTATCGCAACCTCGGAATGAAACACACCGAGGCATCGGTGCCACAACTTGTGGCAACTCTCGCCTATATCCACAGGCGACACTTGACCCCTTGCAATGCTTGGGATCACTTCAAAAAGAAAAATTACTACTAAAAAAGGTCGGGGTTATGTCAATGGAGTTAGAGAAGGGCGTGGTTGACTTTGACGAGAATATCGCAATGTGGCTCGAACAATACCGCCACGCCCTTGCCAAGATAAAAGAATGGGAAGAAGTTGCTGATGTAGCTCGCTCCCACATAGAGGCATCGTTAGGTGATAATGAAATTGGTCTTTACAGAGGCCGAGAAGTAGTTAGGTTCACCGCAGTCACCTCAACGCGCTTTGACACCAAACGCGCCAAGGAAATCTTGCCACCACAAGTGCTAGATGTCCTGCAAGTTCAAAGCATTCATCGCAGATTCACACTTGTCAGTCAGGAAGCAGAATGAGCATTCCTTTTCTGCAACCTATCGAGCCAATTGTGCCAATAGTTCCTGACTATGACGATGAAGAAGAGGATGATTGATGACTTTCACATCACCAGTTTCGGCTGCTAAATCTCTTGGGCAAGGTTTGTCTGAGATAATTACGCAGGCAGGAATTTGGACTCCAAGAGCCAAGCAAGTTGTCATCGGGCCAAGTGAGATTGGCCACGACTGCACAAGGCGACTTGCTTACAAGCTCTTGGATTGGGAAAAGACAAACGAGATGGGTTCATCCAATTGGAGCGCCCAAGTCGGAAGCGCAATTCACAAATATCTTGCAGATGTCTTTGCAAGAATTGAAGGCTATGAAGTTGAACAGAGAGTCAATATCCGTGGCAATTTAAGCGGAACAATTGATCTATACGACAGCGTTCGTGGCATCGTTATAGATTGGAAAACAACAAGTCCTGCTGCAATGGAGCGCAAGCGCCGTGAAGGTAAAAACGCGCAATATCACACACAGATTCAACTCTATGGCTACGGCAAGGCGCAGACGGGAGCGCCTGTCAATCAGGTCGCTCTTGTCTATCTGCCAACAAGCGGTGGCATAGATGAGATGCACATAGAACTTTATGATTATGACCAGTCAGTTGCCTTGAAAGGTCTTGAGCGAATGGACAACATTCAGGCGCTCTTGGCACAAATTGATGTGGAAAATAACCCGCAGATGTGGGAGAAGATTCCAGCAAAGGCAAACCGACTCTGCAACTATTGTCCTTACTTTTTGCCTTACTCAAAAGACCTCTCGAAAGGATGCTTTGGTGAAACCGCGACTCGTAATTAGTCCGATGAAACATTGGGAAGCAAGAATCCTCAACTCCATCGCTTGGCTTATTGGAATGCGCGGTGGCTCTGTTGGCTATTGCTGGATTGAAACAACTGAAGAAGCAGATGAAAACGACATTGAAGTAACTCTCAATGACATAGTAAAAAATAATGAAGAAGATGAAATGAACAAACAAACAGAAAAGGAGTCGGGGGAATGACCTTCGCATCACCAGGATCACAGAGCGAGTCAGTGAAAGTGGCAGACCTTGCCAATCACTTGCTCATCATCACGCCTACTGAATACAAGACAGGGATTCAAACTGTCCACGGCATTGCCGAGGCAGTCGAAGTCAATGTCTATGACCTTGATACAAACACAGAATACAATTCTCTGCTTTGGTTCAATGTCGCCCTACGCAATTCGCTAAAGACAAAAATCGGAAGCAAGGTCTTGGCTCGCATAGGCCAAGGCACTGCCAAACCTGGCAAGAGCGCGCCTTGGATTCTGCTCGATGCCACAACAGATGCGCAAGCATTGACAAAGGCAAACGCCTATCTTTCATTAGGGGCTAAGCCTGCGCCGGTAGCAACGCCTGTGGCGGCGGCGGTGCCTGCGGCATTAGAAGGGTTATCACCTGAAGTCGCAGCTTTACTTGCTCAACTAGGAGCGAAGCCTTAAACATTTTGAATCAGGCGGTTTCCTTCCGTCATCGCCTGATGTCATAGGTTGTCGGTGCTACCTTTCCACCGACAACCACCGCAGGGCTTGGGAGCGATGAGATACGGGGTCATTCATCGGCAGGTTCGATTCCTGCCACTGCACTCGATTAGCAAGTAAGGGGAGAAATGTCATACCAAATACACCACGGCGATAATCGTGAGGTGCTTAAGAACTTCGCTGATAACAGCATTGACTCTGTCGTCACCGACCCGCCCTATGAGCTTGGCTTTATGGGCAAGAGTTGGGATGCCACAGGTGTTGCCTACTCTGTTGAGTTATGGCAAGAAGTGATGCGGGTGTTAAAGCCTGGCGGTCACTTGCTCGCCTTTTCAGGCTCTCGCACTTATCACCGAATGGCGGTTGCCATTGAGGATGCGGGCTTTGAAATACGCGATCAGATAATGTGGATTTATGGGAGCGGGTTTCCGAAGTCGCACGATGTAAGCAAGGGGATTGATAAGCAGGCAGGTGCAGAGCGCCAACGAATGGTTCCACAAAGTAGGAAACAATCGAGCGTTGCTATTGCTCCGACCGGATTTGGAGCCGATAGTTGGTCACCGCAAGTCAAGGAAGGAACAACCGCCGAGGCGAAGCAATGGCAGGGCTGGGGCACCGCACTCAAGCCAGCGCACGAACCCATCGTTGTCGCCCGCAAGCCTCTCATCGGCACTGTCGCCGCCAATGTGCTGACCTATGGCACGGGCGGGTTGAACATTGATGGGACAAGGGTTGGGAATGAGGATACTCGTTCACCTGCGAGTAAAACAGCCCTTGGAATGATGAACGATGACAGTTGGCAAGCGCAAGAAGTAATGGCTGGCTCAGCCAATGGTCGCTTCCCTGCCAATGTTATTCACGATGGCAGTGACGAGGTTGTGGCGTTGTTTCCTACAAACGCTGGTGGTGGTCATTGGGCAAAAACAAAAGTCACAGGTTATGGCGAATTTGGTGGCGGAAAATCTGAGTATTTTGGTCAAGGTGAAAAAGATGGAAAAGGCAGCGCCGCTCGCTTCTTCTACTGCGCCAAGGCAAGCAAGCGCGACAGGAATGAGGGCCTTGATGGGTTTGAGTTGAAGCAAACCATTGGTGGCGGTGGATTGACTGTGGTTGGCGGTGCTTACGGCTCTATCAAAGCACCTGGGCAAAATCATCACCCAACTGTTAAACCAACAGACCTAATGCGCTATCTCTGTCGCCTAGTGACACCGCCTAGCGGAATTGTTCTCGATCCGTTTATGGGTAGCGGTAGCACCGGCAAGGCTGCGATGTATGAAGGTTTTGAGTTTGTTGGAATTGAATTGACCGATGAATATCTGCCAATTGCCAAAGCTCGCATTGAGTTTGCAATTGAAGAGATGAAGGGTCGGTTGTTATGAGCCTCATCATCTTTGATTTATTTTCAGGCACAGGCTCGGCAACACAGGCTTTCAAAGAAGCACAACAAAAAGTTTATACTTTTGAACTAGATACTTACTTCGCAGCCGATGAGAATGTTGATGTCTTTGATTTAACTGTTGATTACCTTCGAGAAGTTTATGGTCAGCCTGATTTCGTTTGGGCATCTCCACCTTGCACCGCCTTCAGTGTTGCATCAATGGGTCATCATTGGCAATCAGGTGGTTTGAATCCAGTTCCGAAAACTCAAGCGGCGATTGAGAGCCAAGAACTCGTTGCTCATACGCGCAAACTTCTTGAAGGATTAAATCCTCAATTTGGATTCCTTCTTGAAAACCCAAGAGGAATGCTTCGCAAATTGCCAGTAGTAAAAGATTTACAACGACAAAGCGTGACATATTGCCAATATGGTGATACAAGAATGAAGCCGACTGATTTGTGGGGAGTAGTTCCAAATTGGACTCCAAGGCCAATGTGTAAGAACGGAGCGCCTTGTCACGAAGCAGCACCAAGAGGCTCAAAGACAGGGACACAAGGTCTGAAAGGAAGTAAAGAACGATCACGGGTGCCTTACGCATTAGGTGTTGAATTGTTACAAGCAATGATGGGGGAAAGATGAAAACAGCAGTTTCACTCTTTGCCGGTGTCGGTGGCTTTGATTTAGCTCTTGAGCGAGCAGGAGTAAAAGTTGTTGCATCGGTGGAATGGGATAAGAACGCGCAAAAGGTATTGCAAAGGAGATTTCCGAACTCCACAATTTTCGGCGATATTCAGGGGGTAAGCGGTGAACAATTACGAGCAGCAGGATTTAATCCAACCAACGGAATTATCACAGGTGGATTTCCTTGCCAAGACCTTTCCGTTGCTGGAAAGCGAGCAGGGTTGGCGGGATTGCGTAGTGGACTTTTCTGGGAAATCTGCCGACTCCTTGACGAAACAAGAACGGAAACTTTTATCCTCGAAAATGTGCCTGGTTTACTTTCCTCAAATGACGGAAGAGATATGGCCTGTGTCGTTGAAGCGTTGGTCGAGCGCGGGTATCGCATCGCTTGGCGGGTGCTTGATGCTCAATACTTCGGAGTTCCCCAAAGACGGCGCAGAATCTTCATTGTCGGATGTCTTGGAAACTCAGGGGGATCACCTGAAGAAATACTCGCTATCGCAGAAGGCCGCGCAGGGTATCTTGCGAAGAGCAACGAGAAGAGGCAAGACACTGCCAGTGGCACTTCAGGAGGCGCTGGAAGCGGTAGCTCAATAGGTAATTTTGAACTTTATGACTTCCCTGAAGAGCCAGTAAGTCCAACACTTAGCGCAAACAGAGCGCACGACACAATTACTTTCAAAGGGGGTTCAGATGTCTTGGCAAAATGAAATGGGAACTTGTCCAAATTGTAAAAAAATAATTCAAGCAAAAGATTTTATTACAGACACCCACAATTGCGATGTGGTTCGTTAAATCTAAAAGAGCGCAGACAAGTGACGATGACGAAACTTGGTTGCGGGGGGGGGTCGCACCGACATTGAATGCATTTGATATGGGCGACACAAGAGCAACAGTAATTATTTTAGATGGAACGAGAGTAGGAGATGTCAGAGTTTATGAAGATTCAGTTATGCAAACAGTTATTCAACGATGGGGAACAGGCGGTGGCAATGTGCCAGCCATAGTATTTTATGAAAGTGGCCCTGGTTATATTTTGGAGGTTGAAAAAACTGGAGTCATAAGGTCAGAAGGAGAAAATAGACCATCAAGACCAACTCACACGATTTTACAAAATCAAATGGCAGTTGATACTGACAATCAAACTATTTCTAACACAAATCAAACCCTAAGAAAAGGTAATGGCAGAATTGACCACACAGGAGGAATTTTGACAGTAATTGCATTTGATACATTTAATCAAACAGTAAGCGACACAAATCAAACTATAAAGGCACATAGTGCAAACAATGAGAACATCGGCACTGTCTTGGATAAGTCAACAGTGCGCAGGCTGACACCGACAGAGTGTGAACGCCTACAAGGATTCCCTGATGGATGGACAGATGGCCAAGCCGACTCGCACCGCTATAAACAAATGGGCAATGCGGTGGCGGTGCCTGTTGTCGAGTGGATCATAAACAGAATTATCAAGTAAGAATTAGACGGGGGCAAAATGAAAACAGATATACTCTTGACAGCCTTAGAGTTTGCTAACCAAGGCATTTCAGTTGTGCCGGTGGCAACCGATGGCACCAAGCGCCCTGGCATTGCCTCTTGGAAGCAGTATCAGGAAACTAGGCCGACAACGGCAGAGTTGATGACTTGGTTTGCAGATGCCCAAGGCGTTGGTGTTATCTGTGGCAAAGTTTCAGGCAACTTAGAGATGTTAGAACTTGAAGGCAGAGCTGTCGCCGACAAGATGCACTTGGACTTGAAAGAGATGGCAGGCAACGCTGGCCTTGGCGAAGTATGGGATCGCATCAACAATGGTTATGTTGAGATGACTCCATCAGGCGGAATTCATTGGCTCTATCGCATTGACGGGGAAGTTCCTGGCAACACCAAACTTGCAAGAAAGCCAGGAGAGAATGACCGAATCGATGTTCTAGCTGAAACAAGAGGCGAGGGAGGCTTTGTCATTGTCGCACCGACAAATGGCACCTGCCATCCGTCAGGCGGAGCGTGGACAATGTTGGTCGGCTCGGCCAAGTCTATCCCGACCCTGACAGTCGCCGAGCGCGAAGGATTACATCAACTCTTTGCCACATTTGATTCAGTTCCAAAGGTTGAGTTTGTCACCGAGGAACTTGCGCCAAAAGGTGGCAATTTAACTCCTGGAGATGATTACAACGCCAAAGTCACTTGGGAGCAGGTCTTAGAGCCTTTGGGTTGGAAGAAGGTCTATACCAACAAGGCAGGTGTGACGAGTTGGAGGCGACCAGGCAAGTCTGAAGGTATCAGCGCCACAACAAATCACGCAGGCAATGACAAGTTCTTCTGCTTTAGCAGCTCAACACAGTTTGAACCTGAACGCTCTTATTCAAAGTTTGCCATCTTCACACTTGTCGAACATCAAGGAGATTTCACCGCCTCTGCCCGCGCCCTACGAAGTCAGGGCTATGGCGAGGCACGCAAAGAGCTAACAAGCCTAGAAGTTCATTCACCTTCACTTGTTCAGCTTCACGATGAGGAAGGCAACATCAAGGAGTCCTCTTGGATTCCAAAAGAGATTGGCGAGTCTGAGTTAGAAGAAGAAGAGCCGCCTTCAATGCTTAGACGAGAGGATGGCAACTGTCTGCTTTATGCAGGCAAGATAAATGCCATCTTTGGCGAGTCTGAATCAGGCAAGACTTGGATTGCACTTGAAGCCATTAGACAAGAGCTTGAGAAGAACAACATCGTGTTTTATTTAGACTTTGAAGATTCAGCTCGCTCTATCCTTAATCGGCTCAAGACCTTAAGAGTCAAGTCAGACAAGTTCAAAATGTTTAGATATGCCAATCCTGATGAGCCATTGGGAGAAGGTATTGGCGAGATTATGAGAACTCAGATTATGGCTTATCTGCCCACTCTCATTGTAGTTGATGGGGTCAATGCAGCTATGAACTTACTTGGCCTAGATTTAGAAAAGAATAAAGATGCTACTCACTTCTCACAGAAGGTCTTAAAGCCCCTTCGAATAGGTGGCGCAGGCATCCTGACAATTGACCATGTCACTAAATCAAAGGACAACCGAGGCAATTACGCTATCGGAGCGCAAGCCAAGAGAGCTGACATCGATGGCGCGGCCTTTGCCGTGTCTGTGGCCTTGCCATTTGGCAGGGGCATTGACGGGGCCTTGGATATAACTTGCACAAAGGATCGACCTGGCTTTGTCCGTGCCATCTGCCCTGATGCCAAGACTGTCGGCGTTGCCAACCTCAAGAGCCTTCCCGATGGCGGGATTGCGGTGTCAATCTCAGGTGGCACTGTAAAGTTATCCACAAGGGAGTCCAAGATGGAGGCGGTGTCTGACCTTCTTGCAAAGGTCGGTTATGAGATGGGCAGGAATCAAATTGCAGAACATCTAAGGACAGAGGGCATTCCAATATCAAATGATGAGCTGAAGTTTGTCCTTGAAACCTTAGTTTCGACAGGCTTTGTGACCTATCGTAAGGATGGTCAGAAGTTCTTATTCGGTCATCAAGAGCAATACTTTGCCAATGATGTGAAGCCTTGGACTCCAAATGTCTAACTGTTCCGCCGTTCCGATACTGTTCCGACCATTTTCTCGGAACAGTGCGACAAGACTGGCCAAACTGTTCCGCCGTTCCCCCTCTTTAGAGGGGAACGCGGAACAGTGGAACAGTCACCTTCGGAGGACTAGTGAATAGTGATTTTAAGCCTATCTCTTGTAAACGCTGCGGAACAGTTGTTTGGCAAGGTATCTCTTGGGCAGGATTTGCCCGCCGACTTGATACCCCTGTTCTCACCATTGAGGAAGAGATAATCAAACGGATCAATAAGCTGATGACCTTTGAGTGTCACAAAACCAAGGTGTCCTTTGAGGCAGTTGAGAGAAGTGCCAACCGAATCAAGTGGGGCAAGTCCAAGTTCTCGGTTATCTTGGCAGAGCATCACTGCTCATCATTCAAACTCTTTGAAGTCACACCGCCCGACTATTGGGCAAAGTTATCCACAGGCAAGGCGATGAGTCAGGAGTGTGTTTTTTGAGGGAATGTCTAATCTGCAAGAAGAGCAGTGAAGGCGAGTGTCGAAGTTGTTTCGGTCGCCTTCGCTCTGTCTTGAAGGAGTTGCCTGACTTACAGTTCGAGGCAGGCTTTTACCTTGAGCCATCTCGCACCGGTAGTGGCGTGGTCAGCGCCGAACGCTCTATCGGTATCAATGTCAATGCCTTGGACTTTTCAATGGCAACTGACCTTCTTGCCATCCTTCACGGATGGGAGGCGATTATCAGGCGCGATAGGCAGTTGACACCGCCTGCGCTGGTCAAGCGTGAGCCGACCACAGACCTTGAGGTAGATGCTACCTGCGAGTTTCACATTGCCCACCTTTCTTGGACATTGTTGCAACCCTGGGCATTAGACTTTGCAGGGGAAGTTTGGCAGCTACACGCTAGGGGTCGTGCGGCTGCCAAGAAGTTCAAAGAGCAGGCAAGAAGGATTCCTTGTCCAACTGATGACTGCAATCGTTTTGTTGTTATTGATGTTGAACAGTTGTCACAAGATGTCAGTTGCTTTGGATGTAAACAAAGTTGGTCGGTCTTGAGATTGGTGGCACTAGCAATGAGCAATCCAAATCGCAGATTCTTTCTCGATGTAGAAGCCATTTCTGCTTGGCTACAAATGACAGAGCGAGAGGTTTATCGATTAGTAAAAAAGTTTAGTATTGAGAAAAGAGGGTCAACCTATGACCTTCAAGCACTTATGAAAGTGAGAGCAGAAAATGCCTAGAATGTTGTCAAGGTTCTCTGCTACACTATCGTTATCAGAGTTCCCTATCTCGGAACAATCCATCAACGAAATCGATGAAGCTCTTGGTCACGCTACCAAGGCAAGAAACCTTCCTCATTACACAAAACGCCAACGCGACATTGTTGACGAGTTTATAGACGACCTTCTTGATTTGAGATTGGAAGTCAAATGTTGAGCATAACAATCAGCATTGGCGATGTTGAAACAGAGATGACAACAGATCAAAACCTTTCTTTTGATGCTATTGATTCATTACTGAGCAGAGCAGTCCAAGCGACTCTCCAATCTTATCTCTCTCTTCCAGCCGAGGATCGTCTTGCCGGCTTTGGAACGGATGATGATGACGAGGAATTGGAATGACAGGCGCATCTGTCGCAAGTGTCAGATTGATTTGCCGATAACAGATTTTCGTTTTACAAACAAAGCAACAAACAAACGACACAACATCTGCAAGTCTTGTCGTCAGCTACATAGAAAGTTCTTGCGAGAAGCACAACAAAACTATCAAAACATCTTAGAGAAGCAAGGCAATAAGTGTGCCATCTGTGGCATATCATCAGAAGAATTTAATGGCAAACTAATCATTGACCACAATCACGAAACGATGTCAGTGCGTGGTGTCATTTGTTCTTATTGCAACAAAGGTCTTGGATTCTTCTTTGACTCCCCCACCTACCTAGCGATGGCAATAGAATATTTGGTGAAGCACGATGGGATTACTTCCTAGACCCTGCGCACAATGTGGAACTGTTGTTCGCAACTCTTATCTTTGTGTTGAATGCAAACGCAAAAGAGAAGCACAACGACCATCAAGACAAGAGCGCGGTTATGATTACAAGTGGCAGCAGTTATCAAAACTCGCCCGCAAATTGCAACCATTTTGTTTGCGGTGCCATTCGCCTTATGACTTGACTGCGGATCACATAATTAGTCTTGCAAATGGAGGGCAAAATACTTTGTTGAACATTCAAGTTCTTTGCCGTTCGTGTAATTCATCAAAAGGTTAAAACATACAAAATTAAAATAACCCCCCGTGGCATCTACGGGTAGGGGTAAAAAGTCTAGGAAACAAGCGGGTAAAGCACCCCGCGTATTCCTTCTTGCACAGAGTAGCAAGATACAACCTATGGGGGTTTAATTCAAGTGAGTGTTGATTTGTAATGCCAGGGCCACAGCCAAAGCCAAATGAAGTTAAGCGTTTATTGGGTAATCCAAGCGGTAGAAAACTACCCGACAAAAAGAATTTAATTATGCTTCCACAAATATCAGGCGAACCGCCAAGGCATTTGAGCAAAGTCCAAAAGCAAAAATGGTCAGAGATGCGCAAGCTCGCACCTTGGATTGCTGTGACCGATGAACATTTGCTGACCTCTTTGGTTGAGAAAATGGCAAGGCAAAAAGAAATCGCCAAGCAACTAAAGAAAAGCCAATTTGTTCTTTACACCGACAAGGGCTATGCCTATGCCAACCCTTTATTCGGAATGCTCTCAACAATTGAAACAGAGATTTTCAAACTGCTTTGCCAACTAGGACTGACTCCTGTTGATCGAAGCAAAATGGGGGTTGCGGAAGTGAAAGCTCGAACTAAACTTGAAGAGCTAATTTCGCAAAATCATAATGTCGCAAAGTAGTTGGCCACCGCGTTGGCTAACGCCAGTGCCACAGTCAGAACAAGACTTGGGCGATGGCGCTATCTACGCCAAATTCGCAGAGGC